GCGGTCCTTGCCAACAAAGGTGCTACTGCTAGGGAGATGCTTGCTCGTGTTACATTGGCTCTCGAAAACTTACCGTTCTTTCTTCAACCTGGTTGCCGTGCGCTTAATAAAGGATCGATTGAATTTAGCAATAATTCTCGCATCATTGCTGCTGCTACTTCTGGTAGTTCTATCCGAGGAATGTCAGTCAACCTCTTGTTCCTCGACGAGTTTGCGTTCGTGGAGCGTGCCGCTGAGTTCTATACCTCTACTTATCCCGTAATTTCTTCGGGTAAGAATACAAAGGTTATCATAACCTCTACTGCAAATGGTATTGGGAATACTTTTCACAAAATATGGGAAGGAGCAGTCCAAGGAATCAATGAATTCAAACCATTTGAAGTAAATTGGTGGGACGTGCCTGGCAGAGACGAGGAGTGGAAACGTCAAACAATAGCAAATACTTCGCAGTTGCAGTTCGACCAAGAATTTGGCAATTGCTTAGAAAGTCGTTCCCAAATAACTATTCTTATAAATAATATTATATACGAAATAAGAATAGGCGATTTATATGACTGTATCAGAACAAGAGAAACACTTGGTCTACCTTTTGAAGAGGAAGTCAGACTCAAAGCAATACGTTGGTATCACCATACAACGTAGGTTCAAGATTAGAATGGGCGACCACAAAAGGTCCAATCGTTTTAAGGGCGATGAGTTTGAAGTACAGATATTGGAAGAATCGCATGATAGAAATTACATTGAGAGTAGAGAAGAATATTGGATAGAAAATCTCAATACGTATCGAGATGGTTTAAACGAATCTCCTTCCGGTAAAGGGTATGGACACAATTCTCCCAATTTTACTACTCTAGGTTACAAGTTTTCCGACGAACAAAGGGATAGAATGTCTAAGTCGGCAAAAGAGCGTGCTAAAAGAGAAGGGTTTGAAGTTAGGTCGAAACGAAGCAAGGACAATTACAAGGATCCTGAATACTTGAAGAAACAAAAACAATCAAAATCCGGAAAAAGGTTAAGACCTCCAAAACTCTCAGATGATCAAGTTGACGAGATCAGAGATACTTTCGCAAAAGAACTAGAAGAAATAAAACAAGAACTGATTTATGTTAATGAAGAAAGAAGAAAGAAAAATTCTGGTTGGAGACCGATAACACCGTACTCTACGTTCGCTAGAAAATACTGCGATTATTATAATGTCTCAGCAAAATGCATTGAAAATATAGTGTCTGGAAAATCAAGAACTGAGAGGCTCCCATCGATATACAAATCTTAACACCTTCTGGGTTTCAGAAGTTTCATGGTGTCAATCGTTATTGGCATGATTACGGGTTTCGTTTCGTGTTTGAAGACGGCACTGAACTCTGCACTGCAATTAATCATAAATTCTTCGTCGGAGGACGAATTCAATTTGCAAAAGAAATATTTGCTGGGGACGATATAGGAAAGGTTGTTGTTCGGAGAGAAGTTTGCGAGGGGCAATATTTTTACGACCCTTTGAACGTGGAAAACGGTAGAGTTTACAATCACGATAAACTGTTTACTTCCCACAACACGTTCTTTGGTACTGGCGACACTCTTATTAATGCAGAGACGCTTCTTTCTCTCAGAGCAAAACCACCCAAGAGCGTAAGGGAAAATGGATCCTTTTTGGTTTATGAAGAACCAGAAAGAGGGCATGAGTATATAACTCTTGTTGATGTTTCTAAAGGAAGAGGACAGGATTATTCGACGTTTAACGTCATTGACATCAGCACAACTCCCTTTCGGCAAGTTGCTGTGTATCGGAACAACACTATTTCTCCAATACTCTTTCCAAATATTATTTATAAATACGCAACAGTTTATAACAACTCTTATGTGGTGATTGAATCAAACGATCAAGGTTCTGTTGTTTGTAATGGTCTTTACTACGACCTTGAATATGAGAACGTTCATGTCACCAGTGCAGTGAAAGCAAACTCTATTGGTATTGAAATAAATCGGAAGACAAAACGTCTTGGGTGCTCAGCAATCAAAGATATTTTAGAAAATAGAAAGTTGGACATAGTTGACGAGAACACTATCCTAGAGATTAGCACCTTTGTTGCAAAGGGTCAATCCTACGAAGCATCTGACGGAAATCATGACGACCTCATGATGAATCTTGTCATGTTTGGATATTTTGCGTCGACGCAATTTTTCTCTGACATGACTGACATAAACCTAAAACAAATGTTATTTGAAGAAAGGATGAAAAACATAGAGGAGGATATTCCTCCATTCGGATTCATAGACGACGGAACCTCTTATATCGAAGAGATCGAAAATAAGGAAAAGCATAACATTGCTTGGGTCGATTACGATCCGAGAGAGTTCTAAAAAAAATATATTATAAATAAGGTTGTTGAAAATCCGTATTATGTTTCACTTATCATTCGTAAACGAAAAGGATAACAGTCATGGCACTATTCTCACCGTCTGCTTCTCCTGCAGTCACAGTTAGAGAGATTGATCTTACTGGCGTTTCGCCAAATGTAAGCACCTCTACTGGGGCATTTGTAGGAAACTTTCGTTGGGGTCCGGTAAATGATCGCACGCTAGTCGCAGACGAGTCTGGTCTAGTGACAGCATTTGCTGCTCCTGACGAAAACAATTCAGTAGATTTTCACTCTGCTGCTTACTTTCTAAGATATTCCGATTCACTCTTCATTGTTCGTGGAAATAATGGTGGTGTCAATGCTCACTCTGCCGCAGTCAAATTAAGTGACTCTGCAGTTGTAGAGAACCTAACTGATTGGGAAACTACAGTCAAAGGTGCAGTAGGCGAATCCGGACTTAAAACTGGTTCTTTCATTGCAAAGTATCCTGGTTCGCTCGGTAATGCTCTCAGCGTTTCTTTCTGCCCTGCTAATGATTCCGCTGGTGCTAACTACTTCGGTGCCTGGTCTTATGCGAACTCCTTCGATGGTGCTCCTGGAACTTCTACTTGGGCAGCTGCTCGTGGTGGTTCTAAAGACGAGGTTCACGTTGCGGTTATTGACCGAACTGGTGCGTTTACAGGAACTCCAAACACGGTTCTTGAAACGTTCCCTTATCTCTCAGTTGCCAAAAACGCAGTGACACCAGATGGTTCTCCGAACTACATTTCTGACGTAATCAACAATCGTTCTCAGTATGTTTGGAACGGATACTTCGGTGACGACTCTGCTTTCGGTTCTTCTTACGAAAATATTGGTCAGAACTGGGGTAAGACTACTAGCGTAGATTCTAACGTTGATTATAGTGTCGGAACAAGTGCTTGGACAGACACTGTTTCTAAGATTAACCTTGGTGGTGGTGTTGCTTCTTCTGCCCTAACTGTTGGACAAATTGCTACAGCGTTCGATAAGTTTGAAGACACAGAAACTGTTACTGTCGACTTCCTTATCGCCCCTCAAGTTACCGATGATTCTGATGCAGCAACTGTAATCAACGACATAGTTTCGATTGCTGCTGCTCGAAAAGATTGCGTTGTTACTGCTTCTCCAAACAGAGCAGCAGTAGTTGGTAATGCTAATCCGGTAACTGCAACTGTTACGTTTGCGAGTGCACTAACTAGATCTTCATACTTGATCGTTGATAATAACTACTTGAAAGTTTTCGACAAGTATAACGATCAATATGTAAACATTCCGGCTGCTTCTAGCACTGCGGGAATCATGGCGGCAACGGACCTTGTTGCAGCACCTTGGTTCTCTCCTGCAGGACAAAGAAGAGGCAATTATCTCGGAATTACGGATATTGTAACAAACCCGAATAAAACACAAAGAGATACTCTCTATAAAGCAGGAATCAACCCAATTGCGAACATTCCTGGATCTGGCGTTATTCTCTTTGGAGATAAGACGTTTGAAGGTAGACCTTCTGCATTCGACAGAATTAATGTTCGTCGTCTCTTCCTTGCGATTGAGCGTTCGATTGCTCAAGCAGGTAAGAATATCATGTTCGAATTCAATGACGAGTTTACTCGTGCCGAATTCGTAAACGTTGTTGAACCTTTGCTTCGTGAGATTCGCGGTCGTAGAGGTATCACTGACTTCAGAGTCGTTTGTGACGAAACAAACAATACTCCTGCTGTCATCGATA